ACTTCAACCCCACGCATGAGTTCTGGGCGCATACCGAAGTCCTGCCCGAAGCGGATGCGGAGTTCCTGATTCTCACCTATCAGGACAACGAAGCCCTGCCTGATACGATTCGAAACGATATTGAACTAAACCGAGCCAAAGCGGAAACCTCTGCCTATTGGGCGAATTGGTGGAAGGTCTACGGCCTCGGTCAGGTTGGAACGCTACAGGGTGCGATATACGGCGACTTCTCGGTGGTGGATAGCATAGACCCATCCACGATGAAATTCGTTGCCTACGGCCTCGACTGGGGCTTCAGCAGCGACCCCACGGCATTGGTCGCCGTGTACCGCAGGGGCGATGACCTCTTCGTGCATGAACTGCTCTACAACCGTGGCCTGACCAACTCCGACATTGCCGCCAAGCTAAAGGAGTTCGGCATCACCCGTGCTTGGGAGATTGTCGCCGATTCCGCAGAACCGAAGTCCATCGAGGAGATATACCGCCTTGGCTTCAACATCAAGCCAGCAAGCAAAGGCCCGGATTCCATCAGGCAGGGGATTGACATCGTGAAGCGGTTCAACCTGCACATCACCAAGGATTCGACCAACCTCATCAAGGAACTGCGCTCCTACACTTGGGCCACGGATAAAGAAGGCAAGGACACAGGGGTTCCCATCGATTCGTTCAACCACGCCTGCGATGCCTTGCGCTACGTTGCCCTCAACAAATTGGCGGTCAGCAACTCAGGGAAGTACTTGGTGGTGTAACTTTACCCCCATGAACCTCGAATCCTTCCTTGATTTGCTTTTGATTTTTGGCAGATTCGCCCTGTTATTGGTCTTGCTTTTTGCAATCGCTTCCCTATGAAACTAATCCACTACTACCACGTTTATTGCGGAGGCGGCGGCCAATGGCAACTCATCATGAACCAGCACATGATGGCCCTGTGCAATTACGGCCTCATCGAGCAATTGGACGAGATTCGTGTCGGCATCGTTGGCCCTCCTGACCAGCGCAAGGCCGTCAAGGAAATACTTGACAATTCGCTGATAAAAGACAAGGTAAAGGTTGTCGTTACTCGGACAAACGCCTACGAGCAGGCTACCCTTACCGAGATGTACAAGGCGAGCCAAGATGAGGATGCCGTGTACCTGTACGCTCACACCAAGGGAGCGAGCGACCCATCGCTTATCAACCAACTTTGGAATCGCAGCATGACCTTCTTCAACGTGGTTGCTTGGGAACGCTGCCTCCAGCTGCTGGAGGGAGTTGATGCCGTAGGATGTCACTGGATTACCAAGGAGCAGTTCCCTCACATGGCTGATGCCAACAACCCCGAAGGATTCCCCTATTTCGGAGGCACCTATTGGTGGGCCAAGTCAAGCCACATCAAGGAACTGGGTGAGCCTGTCAGAGATAACCGTTGGCAGGCAGAGCATTGGATTGGTAAGAAACCCGATACCAAGGTGCATGATACCAATGCAGGGTGGCCTTCGCCTGAACGCTTCGTCATAACCTTCTAATGCAGATAGTCGTTGCACGGTATAACGAGGACTTGGCTTGGGTCAAGCCATACGAGCAGCATTGCGTCATCTACAACAAAGGCGAAGCGATTGACCTGCCAAGCATAACGCTGCCTAACATGGGCAGAGAGGCACACACTTACCTGCATCACATCATTGAGAACTACAATCGCCTTGATGATGTAACCCTGTTCACGCAGGGCAAGCCGTTTGACCATTGCTCTACCATCATCGACCACATTGACACCATCCTTGAGGAAGGCATGGAATTGCCGTACCTCAACCTATCGCAATGGGTTCTGCAAATACATGGGTTGAACTGCAACGCTTGGCCTTACCATTGCTGGCCGAACCTCTTGCCGGAGGTCGTTGAGTTTTTGTTTGGTGAAATCATTGAAAGGCAGATTTGGTTTGGAGCAGGGGCAATCTTTGCGGTTCGCAAGGAAGCCATCCAGCAACGGCCTTTGGAGTTCTATCAACGAGCAATAACGCTACTACCACCAACGGCTGACTGCAATGGGTATGCCCATGCTTTCGAGCGGCTATGGCCCACAATCTTTGGTCAATAATGTACGACTTTGCTATTGTAGGTTCGGGATTCTTCGGTGCGATATGCGCCAAGCATCTGCACGACCAAGGCAAGAAGGTCGTGGTCATCGAGAAACGCAGTCACATTGGCGGCAACTGCTATACGCAGGTCAATACCGCAGCAGGCATAACGGTCCACACCTACGGGCCGCACATCTTCCACACGAACAACAAAGAGATTTGGGATTGGATTAACCAATACGCAGAATTTAGACCGTTTAGATTGCAGGTCATGGCTACGGCCAAGGGAGGCGTTTATTCCCTTCCGTTCTCGATGCATACCTTCAGTCAGGTCTATGGTGCTACAACACCCCAAGAGGCTTTGCGTTGCATTGAACAGGATTCAGCCTGTGCGGATGACGGCAGCCTCGAATCCGCTGCTATCAAGAAAGTCGGAAGGAAGGTTTACGAGTTGCTGATTAAGGGTTACACCGAAAAGCAATGGATGAAGCCTGCAACGGACCTCCCTGCCAGCATCGTGAATCGCCTACCTGTTCGGATGACCTACGACAACAACTACTTCAACGACCAGTTTCAAGGCATCCCGGTTGGAGGCTACACACCAATCTTTGAGAAACTGCTGGATGGGATTGACGTGCTGCTCAACACAGACTTCTTTACTGACCCAATACCCCCTGCCGAGAACCTAATCTACACAGGTCCGATTGACAAGTTCTTTGACTACCAGTTTGGACCTTTGGAGTACAAAACGGTCAGGCACGAACACGAATGGCATTCCGAAACAAATCTGCAAGGTTGTCCAGTTATGAACTACACGGATTCCGAGGTCCCATACACTCGCAAGATTGAACACAAGCATTTTCTGCAAGAGGAAGGCTACGGCTCTTGGGTCAGCACCGAATACCCCCAAGAGTACATTGCCGACAAGACCGACCCCTATTATCCAGTCAATGACCAAGCCAACAACAAGATTTATCAAGCCTACAAGGAATTAGCCGATGCAACTCCGAATGTTTACTTTGGCGGTAGGCTTGGGCAATACCGCTACTTTGACATGCACCAAGTCATAGAGGAAGCACTAACCTTCTGCAAAACCAAATTCCCATGAAACTCCAAGACCTGACCATCGACCAGTTCCAACGCATTGCCGCTTTGGAGTTCAGCCCGGCACTCAACGATGCAGACAAGCGTGTGGGCGTAGTTGCGATTGTGGAGGGTGTGGAGGTCGCCATCGTCAGGGATATGCCTGCGACTGCACTCACGAAGCGGTACAAGGCCATCGTCAAGGAATGGAACGAACTACCTGCACTCGCCTACAAGCGGAAGTTTAAGGCAGGGGGCAAGTGGTGGATTCCGACCGTGTTCACTGATGAGTTAACCGCAGGGCAGCTCATTGACTTGATGGATATGAACACAACGGACGAACGGCAATTGGTGCAGAACCTGCATCGCATCATGGCGACCCTATGCCGGGAGGCGGGTTGGTTCGGTTGGTTTCCCAAGAAGTACGATGGCTCTGCCCATGCCGATAGAGCCGAACTGCTCAAGACCCACGCCAAGGTCGGCGATGTTTGGGGGGTGGTCAGTTTTTTTTTGCTAAGTTCCGAAAGCTACTTGAAAATTTTGAGCGACTATTCCAAGCACCTGACGAAGACGGCGCAGGGCCTGTAACGAACCCCCTCGCTGGCTACGGTTGGCTCATGGTCGTGTGGAGGATGGCCAACAAGGACGTGCTAAAATTTGATGCCATCTTTGCGATGAAAGCGGTGGAGTTTCTCAACTATGCGATGCTTATTCATGACATTTTAGAGGCAGAGCGGCAAGAGGCGGAGCGGATGCGTAGGCGTTAGGACACTTTGCAGGGCGGGTTACATTTACCAGCATGGAAACCAAAGTACTCGCCAAGTTTGGGAGCGGTAGCCTCAAGGAGGTCAACATCGCAGACCTGCAAAGCATTGGCGTTACACTATCACCCGGTAAGGGCAAGATTGACCCACGGCAGCAGGTGCTGATTGACTGGATAAAGAATATCATCACGCTCGCAAGGAAGAACCTGCTTACAGGCCGAGAGGATGGGACAAGTGTGAACGCAACCGAAACGCTATCGCAAAGCCTTGATTTTGACCCTATCCCCTTGACCGCCGAAAAGATTGCGGTCAACCTTTTAGCCAACCCATATTGGAAGTTCGTTGACCAAGGCGTGCGTGGCACGGTAAGTTCAACACGCTCACCAAACTCGCCATTTTCGTTCAAAAAAAAAGGCGGAGGCAAGAGCGACCAAGTTGGCCCAATGACGCAAGCGATTGCGGATTGGATTACCGACAAAGGGATTTTGGTGACTCCGACCTATTCCCGTGAGAAGAAGGCGATGCGAACGGTCGAGGAACAAAAACTCGCAGACGCTCGTAGCATTACCTACTTTGTCCGCAGGCGTGGTTTGTACGCCACACAGTTCCTTTCCAATGCCCTTACCCCCGAACAAATTGACGCACTGGTCAATACTATTTCTGAGACGTTGGGCAAGCAAGTCAGCCTTTCAACCTCACGTTAACCCATGGCAATATCCGTCTTATCAGGGTCGCCCCAAGCAGCGACACCCGTTTACAACAAAATGCTCTTCAAAGTCAGCGGCTCGCTGACCAGTGGGGCCAATTACCGCTACGTCTGCGATGTGAAGGACGCAGCAGGCACGACCACGCTGGCACGGCTCAAGTGCGACAAACTCCCGACCACGAATTACGGATTTTTCGATGTCAGTAGAGTGGTGGAAACGCTGATTGCACCGCAATTACCAACGCTGACGCAGACAGGCTTTGCCGACCACGCTGGATTCTATTCGGGATACCGCCTGACCTTCATGGAGGAATACGGCTCAACGCCTGTGGTGCAGA